TTTTCGTTATCTGAAATTGAGAAACTTTGAATTCTGCCGTCATAAATGGTAATCGGCGCACCAATGATTGAATAACTATCTGTTAATAAAACCCGGTTAATTGTTATCTGTTTGTCGATATACGGCTGGCTTAATAAAATGGTTATGTATTCTTGGCTCACACCCGATAAAGTAACACTGACCGCGCCCACTTGAACCTCGCTGGTTTCCGTGACGCTAGATATACCTTTTAATGCGCTGCTTGAATTGTAGGTATCGCCAGAATAAACCAAATTTTGCGGGCACTCGGTTATATAAATCGCTGTTTCAAAGTCGATCTTAACCAGGTGCGCCATTATAAAACTGTCTTTTGCTAGTTCGGCAATAGTTGCGGAATTTATGGGTCTGCTCAAGATAAAGCCTCCACAAAATCGACTTCATATTTAAAGAAATTACCCGCGCCCAGTTTATAACCTTGCACATCATTTGATAAACGAACCGTAAATGGCACGTTGGAATAGGTGACTGTATCCGACGTTGTGACCGCTGTTATTAATGCCGGCGTAAAAGCCATTGCACCATTGCCAGAGCGGTCGGCGGTTAGCATATAAACCTTTGTGTGCCCTGAGAACTTAACCACGTCACCGGCCTTTAAAGCCCCTGTAAGCCCCGCAATTGTGACCGACTTAACGCCCAGGGCTGCCGCTGAACACGTCACCGTGCCACTGGGGTTGCCGCTGCTAGTGCTTATTTCTGTCGGTGTTACTGTAAACACACCATGGCGCCCTTCCAGGGCCACAACATACGCAAAGACCGGGTTAAATTCGCTCCTGGTTAATGGTGGATAGCTTGCGGTAAAGGTCCACTTTTGGCCACCGATTTTGCGGCTTTGCATCCTTCCGCTGACTGTCTCAGAAAATAAAGTCGGGCTTTCCGATTGTAGATTTATGGCGTTAAACTTTGGGGTTGTGGGATAACTCATGCTAGTGCCGGCCTCCCGCGCTCATTTAATGACTGATTAATAATGTTCATTAATGTGCCACGCCGTTTGGTCAATAATTCATCAAATCCAGCGGTATCATTTGCAGATATATTTATGGTGAAATTGCCGCCGCCTAGCTGGTCATTAGGGACCACGTTTGCCGCCTGATTAGGCACCACTAATTCGGGTCCGCGCTCACCCACAATGTATGGGCTGCCGGCGCTCATCGGTCCACCATTAGCCCGGAATTGAGTTGACCTAATGGCTGCAACTTGGGCCATGCCATTTGCCAGGGCAATTGCTGCAAACCCTAGATTGAGCGGGAATGGATTATTTAACGCTTTGGCCACGCCGTTATATGTATTGACTAAAGCATCTTTTAGTGCAAAAGATTTATTTAAAGCAAACGCGGCCTTGTATCGGCTGCTCAGTGTTTTTAAAGTGTCTCTGCCATCTTCTTTTAAATCTTCAATATCTTTTCTGCGCGAGTTTTCCAGCATACGGGACGATTTCCTTTGCATCTCAAAAGCAACCCCATACGCTGCGCTTTTGTCGGCATTTTCGGCGTCTAAACGATTCCTGTTTAACTCAAGCATTCGTCGGTCATGGTCTAGTTGAAATTCGTACTCGCGTGCAAATCTTTCGGTGCCGGTTGTTCCGGTCACATCGACCAAGGTTGTTTCGGTGGTAGTAACATCGCCACTCACATTGCTATCGGTTATTTTGGATAACCTGGCTTCCAAATTATCGAGCGTTTTTATCGTGCCAGAAACATCAACTTTAGGCGTTATTGGATTAGTCTCTAAAACGTGCCCGGTCGCTATTAATTCTCTCAGCGTTAATATTGTGAATTCTAGTTCTTTAACTTGTCGGGCTTGTGATGCTATTAAAGGATCATTTCCTTTGCTCATATTTTTGAGCATTTCAAGCTGCTCAACCGTGCTGGCAATTGATGCCTCAATTTGGGTGATTGTTTGTTTGTCACCGAACAATTTTTCGTAAACATTCTCAACGCTTCCAATGGCGTTAGAAAAACCGATAATCGAATTGGTGATCGCACCAAATGCCTGAACAATTGACCGGGCGGCTTTTACAATATTTACGGCAATGTCACGCGAAAACTGAGCTATACCACCGGAATCATTAATTTTCATTTCGACAAAATTACGCAAAGCGTCTGTGGCTTCGGTAATAATTGGCGCTAGGGACGCGACCACCCGGTTAAACACGTTGCCTAGGTATGACGTTAAACGCAAAATCGCGTCGTTAGCGTCCTCAACGCCCTGGATAAGCGCGCCCGACATTACTAGGCCCAATCTATCGGCCTCGGCTTTCATGGCTTCCATGGCGGCTTTGCCATCCTGGAGCATATTAATTACTTTGGCTCCACGCGCCCCGAATAGGTCATAAACAAATGATGCCCTGTCGGTTTTGTTGGTCATTCCCTCCAGGGCGGTTGCCGCCTGGCCCATAACATCGGAAACGCTCCTGGTCGAACCATCGGCATTTTTTGCAGATATGCCGTAACGCTCAAACGCGTCTTTTGCTTCGCCCGTGCCGCCAGCCACATCGGATATATTTATGGCTAGCTTTTGCATGGCTTTGTTAAGCGCCTTGCTTTCCACGCCGCCCAATTCGGCCGCATATTGGAACCGCTGCAATTCAGTTACAGACAAACCAATCGCCCTGGCTGTTTTTGCTAGTTCGTCCGTTGCGTCCATTGATCGCTTAATAAGAAAACCAATACCCAGGGCACCGGCTGCCAAACCAATGGCTGTTTTCATTGAAAATGCGGCTTTGGCGATACCACCTAATCCAGCGGTAACAGCCATAAAAGCCCGACGGGTTTTATTGACCGCTTTTATCTGAATTTTAATATCTTTATTTGCCATTTTTCAATTCCAAAAACGCTGCCCAAAGTATAATTTCGTCGGTATCCAGGTCCATGATTTCCCCCAGGCTTTTGTGAAGGTGTTCAGCCAATTGCATGGCAAACCTCAAATCATGGTCCTGTTTTAGTTTTTTATTGCATCCTCAAATTCTGGGTCGTCGCCGCCCATCTCTGAAACCACCCGGCTAATTATGTCCGGGTCCACGCTTCGCATTAACTCAGTCATGTTGGCGCGCTTAAATAATTTGGTTCCGTTTTCGTCCATGGCTCTCAAAATAAAGGTCATGGCCACGGCTTCGGCTTGTTTACCTTCGCCGTGAAGTTTTAAAACTTCGCCCTGTTCCTTAAAATTCATTGATGGTTTGTAAAATATGACGGTTTCTTTGCCATCCACCACCCATTCGGGCACATTTGAACTTTGCAATTTGCCGCTCATGCGGTCGCGGAATTGCGTTTTTGCTACCTCTAAAATTTCACTCATAAAAATACCCCGATTAAATAAACCCCGATGTAAATAGGCGGTGGCTCGCGCATCGGGGAAAACGCTTTTAGCAAAATGCTATGCCACCGCACTAATTTTGTTAGCTTTGAATAGCTATTAAAATCAAACAGTGCCCCAGGTAAGAGCGCCGGTTCCTGTAAAGCTAAATGTCTGCTCGACCATTCCTTCAATTGCTCCAGCCACGCCAACTTCGGTCACAATAACTGAGCCGGTGGCATAGGTTGCGCCACTTGCATCGGCTTCCGGGTAAAGATTTAACACGACGGCCGCGCCAATTGTGACGGCGTTTTGGCCAGCGTCGGCTTCGTCCCAAAACATTTCGCAAGAGCCAGAAAATGTGGTCTGCCCGGCTTTGTAGGTTTTAGCTGCGTCACCCAGGGTGGTATCTTCAATTGTTCCAACGCTCTCGCTTAGTGAATAACTTCGTAATTCGCCGATGGTGGTGGACCCGATTTTTACCAGGCCGACTGTTGCTGTATGATTAGCCATTTAGTTGGCCTCCTTAGTTTTAGTGATTACTTTCTTTGGTTTTGCAGCCGGCGCTTTATCGCTCCAGCCACGGTTTTTCATTGTTTGGATTTGGCTTGCATGGGTGTCTACAACCTCACCATTTTTATACATCAGCATTTTTTACCCTCACTTTTGTTCGGTTTGAATAGCACTAATTGGCCAAAGTATTTGGCGCACCAGGCGCGATTCTATACACTGCCGTTAATGTCAAAGTCGCCAGGGCAATTGGTTTCTCCTGGTCGGCGCTGTATTCAATTTGTGTATCTTCCAAATCCACTTCCACGACTTTGGAATTTAATGTGGTATCTGCAAAAATGGCGGTTTCAATCTCGGCGCATATTGTGTCAATAAC